TTAAGGAAATTAATTATACTTTTACCTGTATTAATAAATTCACCATCTCTTTCAACTATATTATACACTATTTTATCGGAAAATGCTACTCCGATAAAAGCTGAAACTTCATTATCAATGATATCTATCATGTTTATCCTTAAATAAATTCTTTATTGTAATATTTATATGCCTAAATCTGCATATAATTTTTCTATATCATTGTCAAATGGATCTTTTTCAGAAGAACTTGTTTTTGAATTTTGTATTTTTTGAATGTCTTCAATAAAAATATCTTTTACTTCTTGTTTAGCAAATGATTCAGCTTGTTGAAGCTTTTCTAATTGAATTCTTTTTATCTCATCATCTGTATTAAATACAGCGTTTTCTACATTAAAACTCGCATCTTGAACTATCATGTCATTAAATCTCATATGATTATAATCAATGTTCATCATCCAAGTATCTGTTCTTCCGGCAAATCTATTTTTTGTAATTTTACAAACTATTTCTTTTTTCTCTTTCATTTGTTCGTTTTGAAGCAAGAATAACATAAAATCGGCAGTCATAACTGTTCCCATTGAATCTGAAACATTACTATTATCTGCTTCGTCAATATTATTTGTTGCAGAACGATTTAGCTGAGATGCTGAAACAATAGGTAATTCAAGTTTTTTAGCAGTTGCACGAACTTCTTCGGCTATACTTTTAATGTATGAATATAATCCTGCAGAAGGACTTAATAAATCAGATTTCATAATACCAATATAATCTACAAATACAATATCAAATTTTATATCTCTTTCTATATGATATGATTCTACTAATTGTTCAAGCATTAGTGGACTAAATGCACCACTCGGATAATCTTTTACAAAAAATTTACCGCAATTTCCGCTTGTTTTCATTTTATTATATGCAGATAAAATTTGTTGTTTATCAATAAATGGTCTTTCTAATTGTTGTAATTCACCTGGAGTTTTTGCTAAATCTAACAAACTATTAATAGGTAAATCCATTGCATTTGCATGAACTCTTTTCATAATTTCTTTATCAGCCATTTCAAGTGAAATTAATAAAATATTTTTTCCATTTTTAATCATACCGGAAATTAAGTCTGTCATAAGTAATGATTTACCAACACCGGAAGCTGCTAAGATAACCGATAAAGTACCAGGTAAAAATCCGGCACCAAGTCTTTTATTCAATTCAGTATGTTGAGTTTTAATACCAGACATTCGTTCTGAATAGTATTCAATCATTGTATCTATATCATCAAAATCTAATCCTAGATCAGAATCTATTGAAATTTTTGCTCTATCATCTAAAATCTTTTGAGCTTTCATTTTAAGATTATCATCTTTTTTCATAAGACCATCTGAACCCAATTGTAATGCTTCCATATACATTGAATCTTTTACCCAAGAAACAGTTTCATCACATAAGAATTGGATATTTTGAACTTCTTCTGTTGTGTTAATTCTTTGCAATGAACTAATAATTGAGTTTCTTATTTCTTGATTAGATACATTTTTAACTTTAGCCACTAATTCTGTTAAAGTTGGCACATTATGATATTCAGCGTAATATTCTTTAACTAAACCAAATAATTCTTGATTACCTATATCATTAAAATATTTCTTTTTTAATATAGGCATAACTTTAGAAAAGAATTCTCCGTTGTGTGTAAGTTTCTTTAATAATATTTGCTCAAATTCTGTCATTTCATTCCTTCTTATGTTGTTTATATGTAATTATATCAAATGATTAATTAAATAAAGTACTCAGGGTACTTATTTTTTGCAAAATTAATTGCTCTATCATTACCATCCCATGGCCAATTCAAAAGATCGTTCATATACACTTGTCTTTTATCAGCTGTAAGATAATATAATTCATTTTCTTTATAATATAATGTGTCTTTGTACACATATACAAAGATTGATGTAAAACTACCGATTCCATGCTCATCAATTCTAACATGAAACAATTTATTTTTTCTTTCTGAATAAATGAAACTGTTGTTTTTGAACATATTCTTCAAATAAGTACCCAGGACATTTAGAAACTTTCATCCAAATACCAGATGGACATCTCATTTCAAGTTTCTTTTTATCTCTTAATTTAATAATTCTTTTAGGTGAAAGAATTTTATCAACTGGTATCATATCCAAATCCATAATATCAATATCTTTTTTATAGAATACTGTTTGAAAATCAAGTTTACCACTCCAAGAAGGAACACCATCTGGTGTATATGGAACTACTTGACCATTTTTATATTCTACTTCAAAAGTATAATGTGAATTTTCCCAAACACTTGTTACTTTTCCTGGACCAAATATTAGTCCAAAAACTTTATCTTTTACTTTTACTTTTTCAAAATATGAACTTTTATTCATTTTAATTCTCCATATCTTTGAATTTTTTATCAATAAGTTTTAAGTATTTTTTAGGAATAACATTTTTCATTTCTTCTGCTAACCATCTTATTTGGAAATATGCTGCACCTGAATCTCTTAAATCAAGATAATTTTTAAGTGCTCTTAAGTTCATGGTAACAACCATGTCAACCTTCCAGTTATCATCAACGATATGCTTGAACGCATCTCCAACATTTCTTTTTGACTTAGCGGTTAAAAGTTCACCATACAAACCTATACCATCAGAAGTAGATAAATGTTTTTCAAATTTAGCCTTTGCATCTTTTGACAATGCTGTATCAATGAATTCTTCAAATCCTAGTACATCATATTGAAATTTAAGTTTATCAAACATACTATTGTATACTATTAAAGAATAGTCACTTAATGCAGGCGTAACTAAAATATCTTGTTCTATCATAAGAGCTTGAAATCTTTCTTTTTGGTTATCGTTGTATAAGCTATCTATAAAAGCATAAAGTACTGCTTGCATTGTATATCTTGTACTTCTTACTGAAATATTTTGAAGTCTATGTCTAGCATGTTCTTGTAAAACACCTCTTGAAGTACCTTTAATTAAGAATGATAAAGATGTATGTTCTATAATACTATGGTGATGATGTACCCAAGCAAGTTGACTAAGTAATGCTGAATCTTCAATTGAATTTATTACATCAACATTAGTTCCACCCATCATTCCAATTGTTTCAGAATCAAAATCTCTTATACAATCATTTTCTGAATTTTCAAAACTATCATAACAAGTTCTTGCTGCAAGTTCTGCTACGCCTAAACCGCTTTGATTTAATAAGTAAATTTGTGGTTTAAAATAACCAATTCCATCTACTATAATACTTGTATTTTCACCCATTACAATTCTCCTCTATTACTTTTACTACTTTTTGTATTTCTTTCATTAAATTATCAAAAGATACAGAACTTTTCATTTTATACGTGAATGCATTCATATGTCCAATATCAGCTGTTCCGGCTAATTCAATTCTCATTTTGTTTTTTACATCATCTGAATATGGAGCAGATTCGCTTATTCTTATTTTTATAATTCCATAGCTATTTGCGCCAATTACAAAATTTTTACCTTCTTTCATTTCTTTAATAAGTATTTGGTTAAACCACTCATCAACAAAACAAATAGTTATTTCACCTGATCTATGAATAAGATTTCTCTTTTCAAATTTTTCTAATGCTGCATTGTAATTTGCATGAATAGTATCTACAACTGATAAAAAGTTCTTTGGTAATTTATATTCATTTTGGATAATTTCATTACACAAATATGCTATATCATATTGCCAAAAATATTCATTTAAATCTTGTGCTAAATCAAAATGAGGACTTTTAACTTGCCATAAATCGTATATATCGATTATAGTTGTAAGTTTATCAAGATTAACATTTTTACCAGTATTACCGAAGTATTCATTNCATAATAATGTTGCAGATTTTTGTGTTGAATGATGTACTTTCATATTTGGAAATTCATCCCAAAATCCATCTGGATATAAATGGTGATCTATAATTGTACATTTACCAAGATTATATAATCTTCTTAATTGATCTTTAGCAGTACTAAATGATACATCTGGTATTAAGATATGAATATCTGTTCTACCTTTGATATATTCTTCAATATTATCAACTATTTGCGTTATATTTACATAATTTGTGTGGAAGTATTTTTTAGGGATTGATGGCATTCTATATTCGATGTTTAACATACATCCGAGTGCATCTAAATCGTTGTGAGTGAAAACGATTAATTCATTATTCATTTCTTTCCTTTTAGTTCATATTCTGTATACATATTTATAATCATATTCAACTCTTCATCAGATATTACATCAAGATAATCTTTTGCTTTTTCTTCAGATATTTTAAAATAATCAGTTAAATATTGTACATTTTTTCTTGTATCCTCTTGTACATTTTTTGGATAAGCTATATATCTAACTTTACCAGCAAAAGCTGATTTTACCATATTATATTGATTTATCATTGGTATTTCATTATGAAAATTATTAATTTGATTTGCTGCCATTATTGTTTGAGGTGAACCAGCTAGCCAACGACAAAATATATAAGAAGGAATTTTGTTAATGTCTAATTCTGATGGTGTTTTATTTTTATCTAATGTTGATAAAATAGTCTTAAACATAATTATTCCTTTTCTTTTATTATAACAAAATTTATATTAAATATTCAACATGTTTTTCGAATATTTCATTATATAACCATTTATTTGCATCTTTGTATTCTCTTAATAAACCAAAAAATTCAGATGGTTCAAGGTACGTTCCGTTTATTGATAAACTAACATTATTTTGGTAATGTTTTATAGATACATATCCTGAATATTTTCCTAAATTAACAATTGTATCATTAATCAGACTACTAATTAAACGATCCATTTTTTAAAATAAATCCCAATTATAAAATTCATCGTTATCACAATATACACCAGTTGGTGATATTTGTACAATTTTAGCTTTTGCAAATCTTGTATTACCATTTTTAAAATAACCCTTAATAATTGAAACATATTCACCTATGATTTTAACTTTTGGTGTTTTTACAGATTTTGTGATTTGAATTTTATTCATTTTATGCCTTTATTTTTTAGATATGATATTATATCATATTAAGTTTAAAGTAATATTAAATTGAAAAGAATTAAATAATTCTTTTACCAATCATCAACATTTTCTGTTTCTTTTTCTAAATCATAATTCATTACATTAACCATCAAACTAAGAGGTTTCATAAAACCTTTTTCAAAGTTAGTATCATAATCTATGCAATCTATTTCTTTAATAAAGCTGTCATTTGTAAATGCAGTTATATTTGATCCGAATTTATTTGGTTCGATTAAAAATAATCTTTTACATTTGTCTCCGGCTTGAATAGGAGTATATATGTTTGTAAGATTATTATCTTCTATATATTTGTTATGTATAAGAGCTGCTCTTGATCCAATTGGAAGACCTTTATCTGTTAGTTTATAACTAAGATTTGAAACTGAACCAGATTGTGCTATATCGTTTAAATTTTGTTTAATAAATTCTTGCTTTATACTTTTAACCCAATTTCTTAAGTCAATCTCATCTTTATCTAAAATATGCGGAATAGCTTGTTTTAATTTTTCTTTTGCCCAAACCGGTGTAGAAGACTTTGCAATTTCTAAACCCATAACTTTAATTTTAGGCATATCTGCTGGAAATCGTGTACCTTCTGAATCTCTAACTCTCGCATAATATTTTTTCTTAGCTGTAAAAACTGCAGCATCTGATATAATTTCTCGTTCAGCACCTATTTTATCTTTATTATATGCATTAAGTTCTTCTGCAAAATCAGTAATAGTTTGTTCAATAGTAGGTTGAATTACTTTTTTCTCAAAATTATCAGCCCAATCTACATAATCATCTATTACAAGATCTGGATTTTTAGCAATATACATATTCATAAACGGTTCAATATGGTAATATACAGAGTTATGAATAAGAATATTATTTCCAAAAAAATTATGATTATTTTCTACTTCAATATCGTATACCCAATCTTCAATAATTCCTAAATCTTCTATTATAAAATCATTGCAAATTTCAATTGAATGTTTCATTTCTATCCTTTATTTCATTTTTTATATTATAACAAATTTTTATTTAATTTTATTCTAGCGAAACTTTCAAGATAAGTTCTTTTTTCTTTCTCCATCTTTCTTTTGCTGCTTCTGACATTTTCTTTTTCTGTTCATCTGTTTTCGGAATACCTGCAAATCTTTTTGAAATAACTTTCTTAAAAATTTCAGCTTGTTCTTTTCCAAATTTTTCTTCATATGTTTTAGAATTTATTTCTTTTAATTTTTGTTTAACTTCATCTGTATGTGTTTTACCGAACATTCCGTTTTTTTCACCAGAAGAACCTCGTTTTTTATTAATATCATCTATTTCTTGCTGAGATTTATTGTCTTTCCAAGATCTACCTTTGCTTTTATGCATTGGATTATTTTCCCCGGATGAATCTATGTGTGCCCAAGAACCAAATCCGCCAATTGTCAAATTATAAACATCAGATCTCTTAACAAATTCTTCATTAACAATTTCTTTTTCCTTTTCAAACATTTCGGATTCGTTATCAAAAACAAATAAAACTTCTTTTTGAAAATTATTAATTCCGTGTTTTTTGATTGCGTTTTTTAATGCTACACCTGAACCAAAATAATTATCATCAATGTCTATTGTTCTATGAACGCCTATATAAATTTTTTCATTAACAATATTTGTAATTTTATAAACTATATAATGCATCTTTTCTCCTAGTTTTACTATTATTTATAAAAGTAATACATTGAGTCAGTGTATTTTAAAGAATTTTGATTAATTTATCTGTGTTTCTTACGTCTTTAGGTTTTATCTCGATAACATTTTTATCGCGTAGAACCATCATAGAATGATCTTCTGTAATTTGAACTTCATCGCCGTTACAGATAATTTTAAACATTCTTTTTTTAACTTTATGTTTCATTACATAAGTAATTTTATTAAATTTTAAATCTAACTCTTTTGTTAATGACGCAGCTGTAAATTGCTCTTTAATGTGTTTTACAAAATTATTTTCACCTCGGACTTCGAT